CCGCCAGAGCGTTGGACAGTAAGATGTGTGGGCGTTTCGCGCGATGGCGCTGGAAACCCGATTCCTGGAAGAGCTACGTTTACTGTTACCGGTTCCGTTTCCGGTCAGCTAAGAAGTTCAAGCGGCCAGCCGATTTTGTTTCATAGCTCATATTATAGTAGTAATAATGGTGCTGCCTCTGCGAATAATAATGTTTTTGAAGACGGATACGTTGTTGCGGAAAATACACTATCTGGTTTTGGTGCCGGTGATGTAGTATTAGACCCGAATGATTTAACTACATCAACTACAAATAAATTTAAATTCTCTGGGGATTTAATCTCTCAAGGACAGGCGTTGGTAGGTGATTACCTATGCGTATCCGATGGCGGAGATGATTTCGCTGTTGAGATTACAAATATTGCTTATGATTCCGGTCTAGATGAAACAACAGTTACCGTAAAACAGGATATACTTCCCGTCCCACTGAGCGGTGTGGATTGGGCGATAAAGGCCACGAACGTATTTATAGATGATCCATCTGTAAATCATGATCCGGTTACGGGTATTCCAGTATCTGATGGCAACTTTACAAGTTCAGACATAGGGAAGGTACTCGCAGTATGCTCCGGAAACTTTGTATCTGGATTGTATAGGGTAAACGCACTTACTTCATCAAGAAGATTAAGAGTTTCCAGTCTAAATAATTCTTCATCTGCATTTCCAACGACATCGGAAGATGCGAGTGATGGTATATCAGAAGATTCATTAGAGTTCCATATGCTAGAGACAAATGGTGTATTGTTGTTCGGAATCCAAGAGGGCACAACTCCATTTGAAGTAGGAGATAAATTCTTTATTGATGTAAAGTCAAGAGTGCTAAAAGCTAATGATAGATTAGAAGCAAGATATATATCAGAGGCGGACATAAATGACCCTGAAATATTTGTTTCTGCAGCAGAACTCGAAAAGAAACATGGCCGCGCATCTTTGACAAATACGATCTCATTAGCCTCGCAATTAGCATTTGAGAATGGCGCACCTCAAATTATGACATTGCAGTGTAAGCCTGCTGTAGCAAGAAGAACCGAACAAGTTTTATATGAAGAAGTTGACTCAAGAGGAAATGGTGGTTTCCCGGCTTGCGGTGGCGATGGTGATGATTGCGAAATTGATGATTTGCGCCTAATTATTCCGCGTCCGCGATTTGGATTAACGAAGGGCCGCCCAGATATCGATTCTCAGGTGAATATATTTGTAATCAGGGATGGGGATGAGACGCAAATATTTCCCAATAAAGTTCCATTCTATAACTCAATGTTTGAAAGCCCATCTGGTATGCAGGCATTTATAACTGGATCTTCCTATAGTTATTCGTATACTGTGATTAATACAGATACTGCAGTTACGGCCCAGGGTGTTGCGGGCGTAATCAGTGCTTCTGCAGAGACTTTCACAACAACAGAAGTGAACTTTGACGCAGATGACATAGGTAAGATTATCGTAGTGCAAAGCCTGGAAGATTCTGCCATCGATCCGGCAACTATGTACACAACAGAATCGGACATTGGCAACTATCTATTTGGCGATAACTCTGCGGGTGTAGAACTTATCATAACACAGGTTGTGAATGATAATACAGTTATTGTTGAGCATAATGGTGATCTTTTCTCTCTTGCAAATGATGCATTCGACATTCAGTTCCATATAAGAGATGAGTCCGATACTACAAATGTTAGTTCCGCATTGTTATTGCACAAATCGCTTATTTCAAGTGGAACAATACAGGAGGGAGATGGGATAAAGATTACGTACATAGATGAAGTTGATGCAGATTTTTATGATACAAATTGGTTTGAAGCGTTCGAGCAGTTAGAGTCAAGAGATGTTCAGATGGTAGTTCCGGTTCCATCACAGAATCGATTCGGAATTTTCCGCGCAGCAGTAAATCATGCTGAATCTATGTCCACGATTGCAATTCAGCAAGAAAGAATGGCTTTTATAGGCGCTCAGAAGGGCGTAACTCCGGCGGCACTACTCGGCCAAGAAGAGGTTGCGGTGGAGGATGTTGGCGTCCTTGAGGGTATTCAGGGCGATGACGCAGAAGAGGTGTTATCTCAAAACATCGAAGATTTGATGAATCTTAAGTTAAGTGATAATTATACAAGCAATAGATGCGTTTACTTCTATCCGGATGAGATCATTAGAAATGTAAATGGATCAAACGTTCTGATTGATGGCTTTTATGTTGCCGCTGCTGCAGCGGGATATTTATCCGGAAATCAAAATATAGCGGTTCCTTTGACATACAAAACTCTATCAGGATTTACAATCCCTCGAAATAAGATTTTAAGACCAAAAATACTTTCACAGCTTTATTCTGCTGGCGCTACTGTATTACAGCCGGTAACTGGTGGAGGAAGAATTGTTGCGGCGAGAACAACCTCGAATTCGGGATTTGTAGAGGATGAAGAGGTTTCAATCATGTTTGTGAGAGACAGAGTCAAACAGGCTTTGAGAAATGGCATGCAAGGATTTGTAGGTACAGTTCAGGATGTTAATACAAATGCAGTTATAACCTCAAGAGCCAAGTCGATAATGAGTTCACTCTTAAGTCAGAATATCATTACTGATTTTAGAAATCTAAGAGTAGAAAGGGATAAGGTCGATCCAAGACAAGTAAACGTTTACGTAAGATTTACACCTGCTTATCCTTTGAACTATGTGTTTATCGACATAGAAGTATCTTCAACATAATATTTAGGTGAAATATGGCAACTTATCCAAACACAGGTTCTAACTTAGGAAGCACCACAAGAACTGCATTATCTACTCAGATTATTATTTTAGTAAATAATGAGCCTGTTGGTGCTATTCAAAGATTTGATATTAATGCAATTAGAACCGTTACAAGAATTAAAGAAATAGGTACGGATGGTACAATTGAAATTGCCCCACAAAGTTCAGCAGAATACAGCTTGAGTGTTGAAAGAATAATCTTTGATGGACTAAGTCTTCCGGAAGCGTTTGCAAGAGGGTTTATGAATATAAATTCGCAGAGAATTCCGTTTGACATCGTTGTGATTGATCAATATACGGGCTCAGGCGATGATGCAATTATCAGAACTTTTCATAATTGCTGGTTTAAATCACTAAGAACACCATACGGCGCTGATAATTATATTATTACGGAAAATGCAGATATTGAAGTTGAATATATGTCAATCTTACGTGGTGGTGAGGCGGTTGCTTTGAGTCAAGGTATTGGTGGCTCAAGACAAGTTAACAACATTCAGATTGATGATGTGGAACTTCAGGCAGATTCGGGTACAAGGCGCGGCGCTTTGGACTTTGCTGGATTGATTTCCGCAGCATATTAATAAAAAAGTATTTTACGCAAAGGCCCTGCGGGGCCTTTATTTTTTAGTAAAATATGTTTTTAGGAGGCTCTATGGCGAGTAATTTATCTGGGGCAAGGATGGCTGGCGTACAAGAGATGTTAAATAAGCCCGTGATAAAGCCAGAGCAACAAGAAAGCTCTGTATTAACCAAGCAGTCTGTTACATTAAAGGATTTAATATTTCTTGGGCGGACGACAAAGTCGGTAAATGTTGGGGGATTTGATTTTGATTTTGCAACATATACAAATGATGAGCAGAGATTTCTACTGGAGCTTATATCAAAAACTCCCTTAGAAGAAAGAGCTTATCACGTAAGAATTTATGCATTAGCACTATCGATAAAAAAGATTAATGGCGTTCCAATGCACATGCTGTATGAAGGTCCAGACAAGGAAAATTTATCCGAATTTGATAAAAATATATCTATACTAAGGCAGATGCAAACATCAGTTGTCGACTTATTAACGGAGCATTATGATAAAATTGTATCCGAAAGCACAAAGAGTTTGCGTGAAAAAGAGGCCATTGAAGACATAAAAAAATAGCAGCGGAGCCAGAAAGCAGGCTCCGCTGGGAATTAGCAAAAATATGGAAAACAACCATTGATGACCCTATCTTTCTAAAGATAAGTACATCTCAATGGATTTTTTATTCCGAGATGATAAGACAAGATCGCGAACGTGACTTTAATGAGAAGTTGGAGTTTTCGGAATACATAGCCCAGTTTATTGAGCCAGAGCGAGTAAGTAAGGTCCGTCAGGCAAGAGAGAAAAAAGAAGAGCATGCATTCGCAAGTGATGAGCAGTTCCAAGAGCAAGTTAAGCAAAATTCATTCAAGAATAATCCATATATCGATGCAATTAGAAAGATAAAGGAAAAAACCTCTATTACTGATGACAAAGATAATAAGAAGCGTAATTTATCTGAATACTCTGTTTTAGATAAGACAAAAATGTAGTGGATGATATATGGAAAGCATAAACAGTGCGTCGGCAGCATTAAATAGCTTAAACAAATCGATCTTAGAAACGGGCGACTCGTTAGGAGCAATAAAAGAAGGGTTTGCTGCATTTACGCAGATTGGTAACGAAATAAGCAAATTGGCAGGCGGAATACCCGTTATAGGTGGCATTTTGGGAAATGTGGGCAATGCTGCCAATGAAGCCGCTAAAAAGTTTGGCAGTATATCGGCAGCCATGATGGGTACGATAGGCATGATAGACGCCACCGGCGGTGCCTTTCGGGAGCTAGACAAAAGTGTATTTAACTCCATAAACCAGTTCGGCCTTTCATTTTCAAAAGCACAAGAAATATCTGGCCAGTTGATGGGCCTCGGCACAGAGATGGCAAGCATAGATTTCGGTTTTGTAGATCCAACCGAAGTAAAAGAGATGTCATTAGGCTTCTTAAGGGCAGGCATATCTCTTGATCAATTAAATGAGAGCATAAATACCGGAGCAGGTGCGTTTAAATTTTATCAGGTTGCCGTAATGCAATCTAAGGCAGCAGGCATAGAAACATCAAAGTATATCGGAATGATTGAGGATGCAGTTCGAGGGCAGGGCTTGACCATGCAAGAGGCTGCAGAGCAGGTATCAATGTTTTCTCAGGTTTCCAGGCAGACGGGATTATCTATAACAGAGATACAAAGTTCTTTGACTAATACTGCGAGTGGTTATGCTAAAATAGGTGTTTCTGCATCATTTGCTCGTCCAGCACTGGAGGGGTTTGCAAAAACAATGAAAGGCATGGGCCTTCCGATAAAGGAATCGTTAGATCTGGCACAAGGTTTATCTAAGTCGTTAGCATCAATTCCGACTGATTACTCCACCTCTTTTCTTATGGCACAAAGGGGCGGTATGGGTTCGCAGATGGGTGCGAATAGCGGCGTTCTTGGCGCAGGAATAGAGCTACAGGCAAGATTGCTAAAAGCTCAACGTGGTGAGGGCGGCGAGTCGCAGGAGGATATAGCTAGAGAGATGGCTATGGCAATGAGAGATACGCTTACTTCGTTTACCGGAGGAAGGATTGTTACTGTAGAGCAAGCCGCTGACGATTCGAGTTTGCAGCAGGCGTTTTATGCTCAAACTCAAATCATGAGTAGTATGTTTGGACTTGGTGAGGCGGAATCGATTAGAGTATTAGATCTTTTTAATAATTTAGATGAGGCCATGAGTTCTGGTGATACAACTCTTGCTAATGAGTTGGCTGGACAAATTGCAGAAGGGACAAAATCTCAGAACGAAACAAAAACAGCAACGGAAAAGTTTGCAGCAATAGCAAATGCACAATTAACCCAGGACATGGTTCAAACAAGATTGATGACTTCGCAATTAGCCTTGATGGGTTCAAATTTTGCACAGGCGGCAGGTGTAGATTTTGAGACAGTCATGAGTACATTGGACTTAGGTGGAAACATAACGGCGGCAGTGCAAGCAATTGAGAAAAATTTAAAAATAAATCCAGATGAATCGCTGCTAGGCCAGAGTGTAAGCCATCTAAATGATGCAGGCGAAGTTGTTACCCAACAACTTGAAAATTTTGCCGAACAATTCAAGTCAGTATTTTCTAGTTCAGATGGGGAAGGCTCCGCTGATGATTCATCGAATCCAGTTAAAAACTTGATTGTATCAATGGAAAAGGTATTGGCCCCCCTTTTATCAAAAATGGATGGGCTGGTTGAATCGAATAATAAGCTTTCAAGCGCAATTGCCAGTCAAACAAGTTTAGACAAAGCAGGGGGATCAATGCGTGGATCTAGTGCTGCTGCAACAACTAAGCCATAATAGAGGTGTGATTTGAGAAAGGTAATGAAATTCTATATACCCAAGTCAATGCTTGGAATCACATCCTCAGATTTGACTGATAGAGATGTAGTCCCGTTCTATATAAATCCGCAGGACGTAACAATATCGGATTCAAAAATAATCTCGTCTCAACAAACCAAGGGGGGGTTTATGACTCAGTATTGGGGCGAAGATTTCTCAAAGATAAGAATAAGTGGACTTACTGGTTCTGGTGGTATTGAGGCGATTAATATATTAAGAGATGTTTATCGCCATGAGCAAGTTTTCTTCACAAGAGAGTTGATAGAAAGAAAAAGAAAGTTTCAAAATTTAGCAGAAGAATCATTGTTAAATGCCTCAACTAGTGTGAGCACTTCTGATGTAATTGCAGGGTCAGATATAACCGGTTTGACAAGAGAGATTATTACAGTTGGTGAAAGTTTTTCAGACTTAATTGAGAACGGTGGATTTACCGGTTTATTTTCTGCCCAGGCACAGGATAGAGACGTATTAACAATTGCGGCAAGTCCTGCGGCATATGCGATGTCAATAGATTTAGTTTTTCAAGGGGAGAAGTTTAGGGGATATTTCTCTAACTTTTCAGTGTCCGAAAGAGCAGAAAATGCAGGACATTTTACATATGAGATGGATTTCACCGTACTAAGAAGAACGGGTAAGAGAAAGAACTTTATGCCATGGCATAGAAATCCCACAGATGTTAATGGTAATCCGATTTCTGCATCAATACCAACGGAAGGAGCCAGAGAGGATGAATTATCCGCAGAGTCAACTCAAACTAGTATTATTGGAGATAGGTTTATATCTTCAACGTTTTTAAATACACAAGAAGCAGAAGAACAAGACGTTAATAATGTTGGAGTGAATAGATTCGATAAATTAAGAAGATGAGTTTTTAATGGCACTGAAAGATACTCTTGTAAATAGGCTTATAAACATAACTGAAAATATTTTCTCCGGAACGACCAATGTTTATTTGGGAAAGGCGGAAAATAATTATGTTGGCCCTGGTGTATCTGTTAAATTTGGTGAAAATCACGCCCTATCAACAACTCCGCAATTAAGAAATCATATAGTATTAGAGCCCCAAGCAACGATCCTTATTAAGAAAAAAGCCTTCTCAACCCTGAAGCAAGCTAATGATATACAGTGGCTTGATAAAACAGAGATATTTCTATTAAGGGCTACAAAAGCATTATTTGCATTTAAGGTTCAGCAACTGAGAGCAGTTGAATCATTAACGAAACTAGATAAGTTTTTGATTGATACAGGCGAGTTAAATATGAAGTTTTATATAGACTTCTTAAACTCAACCAAGTATGTTGATTCAGTTGTTCACCAGGGGGTGAAAGATCAAGTGACCTCGTTTTTTGAGGACACATTACTTTTCCTCAAAGGAGAGGCGATAGCGCAATATACAGAAGATATTATAGGCTTAATAAAAAGAAATGCTTTCGCAGAAGATAATCATTTATCTACATGGATAGTTGATCCTGAGAATTTAGATAATTTCGGAACTGGCCCAGGAACCGGAGTTATTGAAATAGCTAACTTTTCATCATTTGATGTGTCTACAGGAACATCAAATAATCCATCCAGCGCAAGCATTTCATTGGAGAATCCGTTTTCAGTTATGACGGTCACGGAGACGGACATTGAATTGGCCATAAGAGAAGCGCTTCTTGGCCCAATGGGGTTGTTTGATGAGTATTCTGACAAAAGCGCAAAGACACTAAACTACGAGTTGGCAGCCGGGGCTGCAGTAGAGCTTTTAGGTTTGGGCTCTTTTGATAACACAATAAATATGGATTATGTTAGAAACCAGCTTCGTGTTTTTTATTTAGGAAAGCAAATAATAAATCCGGCAGACGCAGTTCACTTTTTTATACGTAGTAATAAGACGGCAAATCATTATATTGTGGATGGTGATATATCAGGAATAGATAAGTCCTATTGGCAAATGGATCAAAGTATTCTTGAGGCAGAAAGAATACTTTATACAAATAAGGCTATAGATTTTGAGACATACCAAAAGATAAGAGAGAGTGCAGATAACTCCTTTGCAATGCAGCATGTGTTTTCAGGGTATATAGAATCAACATCCGAATCATTTAATGGCGGAAAGTGGAATCTAGAGGTTAGATGTATTGATAATATGGGATGGCTACAATGGTCTAGGTTCATGATAGATCCGGCTATGGCAGATCCAAATGGTTACCTCGAAGATCCTTTGACCCCCTACGAATTTAAAACCGATGGTTCAGGAGAAATAGTATCCTCTAGTGTTCAGCTTTTAGAAGAGAATAAGAGATTATTACAAAGCGGATTATTGTCTTATGACTCCGGAATTTTCAATGGGCAAATAGCAGCCGAAGGCAATTTGTTTCAAGGACAATTCAACCAATCGGGCTCTTTAGATGGAAGTCGGATAATGCAGCACCCACAAGGGTTTGTTTATAGGTGGAAATCTGGAATAATTGCAGCAACGGCGGGATTTAGCGTTGTAGATCCGACAAATGAAAAGCAGCTAAACCAAAAAGTGCATAATCAGGTTTATGGGCTTACGGTTGCGAAGGATGCGCTAAATAATTTAGATATAGCGAATATTGTGTCTATACTTGTGGCCGGTCAGCCATATAATGTTGAAACATTTTTCCAGCAAGCCCTCGCGTCTCATAATATAAGCAATCAGACTTCTGTTTCCTCTATAAATCCACAGGGTCCTATTGCGGCGATATTTGACGTAGTTAGAAGACAGAACATTAGGTTTGGTCACTTTAAGCCATATAGAACCATAACGCTAAGCAATTCGACAATATTGCATACGTCTGAATATAAATCAATGAGAGATAGCATCAATAATAAAATTGGCGCGCTAGAGACTCGACTGGTAAGGCTAAAAGCTCTCGCTGAGAAAGCATCTGGTGTAACAAAAACAATCTTAACTAGTGAGATTGACAATATAAATAAAAGCATAAGAAGCAAGGTAAACGATCTGCAAAAAGCAAGCTCCGTTCTGAATGGTGATGTAGTACACTCCTTTAACCTGAAAAATTCAAATAGGGTATTGCCATTATCCGGCGATATGATGGCTGATCACCAATTAACAAGAGCTATGAGTATTGTTGCTACAAAAAGGAAGATTGAGGATGTTCGACTCAATAGAGATATGAACTTTTTAATTATATCGGACCAGTATGATCAAAATGTAGATATTCGTCCGTTTATACAGGAGTTAAAAAATAGTTCGTATAAGATATATAATGGTCAAACT